CTTGAGTGTTGGAAAAGAGTTCTGAAAGATGGTGGTATTTTGAGAGTCGCTGTTCCTGATTTCACCACAATGGCTGTTCTTTATACAGAGGGAGATTATTCTCTTAACAGTTTCTTAGGTCCTTTGTATGGTAAGATGAAAATGGGAGACGAAACAATATACCACAAAACAGTTTACGACTTTGATACTTTAAGCGAAGTGTTACAAAGCAATGGTTATAAGGAACCTAAACTTTACGATTGGTCAAAGACAGAACATTCTGAATTTGATGACCACTCACAAGCGTACATACCTCATATGGATAAAGAAAATGGTATACTAATTAGCTTAAATGTGGAGTGTGTTAAGTGATAGAAACTGTTAATATAGATGATATTAGAATTAGATTATTTGATGAAAATCAAGTAATAAATCCATACAAGATAGAAAATACACCACACTATAAATTACTTTGTGGTAATAGAAAAGAATATGATGTATATTATGATCGTATGCATAATTTTGGACGTGCTAAAAATCACTATATGAATGCAGACGAATATCTAGAATTTTTTCCTACATTTAGATATTTACAACCACCTTTTGATAAAGAATATGTTTCAGTAAAACGAGTTGGTAATAGGTATGAATCATTAGATGGTGATCATAGACTGGCATCTCTTAAAAAATTAGGTGAACAAAATATACAAGTTAATATACAAGATCATAATTTTAAGCATGAAGGGTTTTCAAATATTGTAGATATTGCAAAAGCATTAGAACATTTAGATGATTATGTAATATTAAAAGGTCACGATTATTTTCCAAATTATTATACTTATGATGATTTAGATATCTTATGTAAAGATA